TCCTGATCGACGGCGCCCAGTTGCGGTCGCTAAATTTTCCGCTGTGCACTCGCCCGCCGGCGAACCTGGTTGCCGATGAACCGATTGAGATACCGACCGAGACAACTTCCGCCGGAAAATCGAAGTCAAAAACCGAATACGTGTCATCGTTGAGATCGAGCGAATGTGGTCCGTGAACGAGCCGTGCTGTGTATTCCATAGGTTACCGGCCTCCGTAATCACCCATGCCCGAGCGAGCCTGAGTCTTGCGCAGACGTGATACAACCGCGTGCCCCGTGGCTTCCGGACTGTCCGCGCCGCTAATAATCAGGTTTTCGATGTAGACGCCGCCGCCCCCGCCGCCTGACTTGCCCGCCGGCGTCACCTGCACGTGCTCGCCAGAAGAGACGCGCATAACAAATGAGTCGTTCGGGTAGCCGGGCGGTACGACGAACGAGCCGCCGGACGCAAAGCCGGGCTCCCGGTAGCCGCCGGGCGTGCCGGTCGAGCGTCCGGTATTCGTCGCCGGCCTGGGTGCGGGTGTGCCGCCGCCGTAGATGCCGCCGCCTTTGAGCTGGCCAAGGATCGCATCCCCTGACGTTTTGATGTCGATCATCACCTGGATATTGGACGGGATGCCGTTCAATTCTCTGCCGAGTTCCCGCACGCGCTCGATGTACTCCTCGAGCGAAAGTTTGCCGTTCGCGTAGTCCTGCTGGAGTGTGAACAGCGCCGTCGATGCGGCGATCTGGCTAGCGGGAATATCGCCGAGCGTGCTGGCGACTTTGGCGCTCATGGCCCGGTACTCTTCTGCGCTGATCTCGCCTTCCCGGTACGCGGTCGTCAGGTCGTTGAGCAGGACACTGGCAAGCCGGGCATTGTCCACTTCAGAGAACGACAGCGCAAGGCGACGTGTCGCTTCGGCGGCGGCTGCGGCCTTCTCGCTTGTCCTGTCGAGTGCGTCACCCGTCTCGTATAAATCATCAGCCCAGTTTCGACCAGCACCGTGGGCTTTCTCGGTGGCGGCGCGCTTCTTTTCGATGGCTGTGGCAGCTTCAGCCGCTGCGATTGCTGCCGCGTACTCGCTCTCGGCCAGACGGAAGTTCTCTTCCACTAAAACAAAGGTAACCCCGGATCCGATCTGCTGGATGCGGTTAAGGTTGCCCTGCTCGTCAATCATGTAGCCGGCGACCTTGGCGGCACGGTCGAGTTCGGCAGCGTACTCTTCGTAGGTCATGGCGGTGTTGATGACTTGTTTGCCATGATCTTTCAGCGCCTGCTCAATCTTCTCTTGGCCGGTAAGCAGGATGGTTGCGGCTTCGGCGGCGCGAGCGAGCCCGGGCGCCAGTGATAATTTCAGCGCGTCACCCAGGTTCTTCACCGCCGCTTCAAACTCCTTGAAACTACCAAGCGTGCTGTCAGCTACTTCGCCTAACTTGCCAAGTTGTTCTTCTGCCTGCTGCAGAAAGGCCTCGTTAAACGCATCCTGCGCACTCATACCAGTCTCTATGAGTGCTTTCACCTTGTCGTCAAACCCGGCGACCGACAACCCTAACGCGTCGAAACGCATGGTGGTCTGGTTGGTGAGCGTGAGCACGAGCTGATTCATGTTCATGTTCAGCCCGCCGGCGACGGTGGCCAGCCTTACCGCTTCATCGTGTGACTTTGCCAGACCGAGCGCCATCAGGTCTGCAGCAGACGCCACAAGTTCGGCGTCGCTCATCATCCCGCGTGTCGCCTTCTTGAGATCAGTCATCAGCGCGTCGCCGGTTGTGCCGATGGACGCAGCCAGCCGGTCAAACTTCTCGCGCGTGTATTCGAGCTGCGCGCCTTCCTTGCCCAACTGGAAAGCGGCTTCCGCAGCCCGCGCAAAGGTGTTGATACCCGTCAGCGCAAGGTCAATGCCGCTCTTGAGATCCGTGAGCGACATTTTCGCCTCGTTAAGGCCCCGCTTCAGGCCAGTCGTGTTCGCTCCGATTTCAGCGTAAAGTTCCGCAACCTTGGTAGCTATTTCGCACCTCGCCTGTTTTTGTACATTTCGGCCATCTCCGCGTGCGCCTTGCTTCTACCATCGTCAATCTGCATCAGCTCATGCAAATCGGCGATGCTCAGGCTGTCCACGACGTCCAGTGGCCAGTGGAAACGTTCGGCGATGTTCCAGCGCACCAATTCGAGCGGTGCAGGTTTACCCCACCCAATGTGGAAGTAAACCTGCTTGCTCAGTTTGGGTCAGCGAGTGGCTCCCGCGCCTTGGCGAAAAACGCCTGCCCGAACCGGCGCCAATCCGTGTAAGACAGGTTCGCAACATCTTCCTTGCTGATCCCTGCCGCCTTCGCCAGCGTGGCGAATTCTTCATCTTCGCTCTGCTCCCGGTCAAACAGCCGCCTGTACTCGCGGATCGTGATGCGACTCAGGTCAAAGTTAATCTCGCGACCGTCTGATAATATTACGTCAGCCATGATGCCTCCATGTATAGTTATCAGTATGCGCCGTCAACGCGTGGCCCGTTCTGCAGCCAGGTCACGTCCATGCTCACAACGTCGTTATATGGTACGTTGCGGGTGGACGAGTCCACACGTGCAGGCAGGGTCGTCTTTGGCCTGCCTGCCGCAGTGCCGGCCTCGCCCCAGATGAGCGTGCCCTCAGTGCCGCGCTTGAAGGCCAGGTATGTCACCGTGCCCATGTCGGACTGCAGGAGAAAGCTTGCCGTCACCTGCCCGGTGTCGAACGAGTTGATCGTCCGGCGGCTTGTGTCGGCCCCGGCGGTCGCGTCAATCGTCTCGCCGGTGTCGTTGTACGTGAACGTCCGGCAATCAGTCGAGACGACTACCGTCCCGCCCGGGTAGATCCACTCCGCATATAATGCGCTTCCAGCGAATTCGTTATTTGCCATTTCTCACACTCCCGATGTTCGTATGCGATAGATTCCGCCAGCCATCCAGATGAGCTGTCCGGACGGCGTTACTTCCACATTCTTCACGTTCTCTTCACGCGCACACCACCACGTCACGCCAGAGCCGATGGTGATGTTTTTGCGGTGCAATAACGCGTCAACCTTCTCGAACGCCTCGCTCGCCTTCTTGGCGCTGGTCGAGTACACCCGCACAAACCACAGGTTGTTTTCAATCTCGCTGCCAGTCACCACTTCCGGCCCGCCAGCCTGCAAACTGAACACGACGTAATCGAGACTCGCACCTTCCGGCGCCTGCGTGTCGTATACGCTGGTCGCGTCGTTCAGCAGTGCCGTCAGCGCGGTCGATCCGGTCAGCGTTGTGTATATGGCGGCGGATGTTTTGTCGAGGATCATTTCAGCAAGGCCCTCCACGCCGCTTCCCACTTCTGGCGTAAACTCTCGACAGCCGGTGTCAGGAACGGCTGCGCTCGCATCTTATAAGTACCGTATTCGACGAAAATACCGTACTCTGCGAACACATTCACCAACCATCGGAAACGGCTCTTGCGCTCTGCCTGGATGCTGGACTTCAGATATCCGGTATCCACCGGCGCACGTGTTTTCGCCCCGGCTTCCACCTGGAACGCAAACGACGAAACGATCTGCTCTGCCTTCGGCTCGAGCTGCGCGCTCAACCGGTCGAGTCCGGTCGTGTCGAGTCTGACGCTGCCGGCCATCACACACGCTCCAGTGCGGCGCGGGTCGCCACCTTCCACGATTTGTCAGGGTCCACGGCGATGACCGCAAACACGCTGTCGTTGACTTCGATCCGGTGCGCTTCGGTGATCGTCGCGTCGTGCGGAAACGTTCCCACGAAATGGTGGAACGGCTGCAAAGCGACGCCCGCCACCTGCTCCCGCCCGCGCACAGGGTCAATGCGGCAGGCAACCCCGGCCGTCACTGTGCCCCAGGCTTCCGTAAACCCGCCCTGCCCGTCCGGCGTGCGCGTCACGCTCAGGATGTTGGCCCTGTCTGGCAGCAGGTCCGCGATGGCGTCACGCATGTATGCGAGTTCAGCGTCAGTCAGTCCGGTCATTTCACTACCATATCGCCGCGGTCGAACCTGATGGTCGTCGGCCCTGCTTGCATTTCGTAGTGCGCCGCCATGTTCAGGCAATTATTGATGATGGCGCCCCGGTCGATGCGGTGGTTGTCGGTCGAAAAGTTGACGGCGCTGGCATAGTGTCCGGCCTTCTGCCGCCAGATGTCAGCCGCGGCCGCGTTCAGGTCGTAAGATCTGCCGGTCAGGTAGTAGACTTTCCCCGCCTGGTCAGCGCTAAATGTGATTCGGCCGTTTAAGTAGTCCACGCTGTAAGTTGCGGTGCCAGCCTTGTTGCCGAGCGAGTCCTCGATGAAGAACAGCGCCGTTCCGCCGTCGGTGCGCTCAAAATTGGCGTACTGGCTGCGGTACTCGCGATATTCCACGATGCCCCCGCCCGCCATGCTCTCGATTGGTTGGAGCTGCTCGCGGAACACGTCGCGGCGGTGGCGGTCGAGCACACGCTGCATCATGTCGTCGCTCCAGTAGTCGACGTTGTTGATCGTGTAATCGTCAGGCCCCGCGTCAGTCATGCCGCGCAGGGTTTCGATAAGTTCAGACAGCGTTATCCGTGCCATAGTCTCTCCACGAGTGTCAGCGCGGCCCCAATCGCCTGATCCATGTTGATGTACCTGTAGCTCCCCATCCGCCCGCCGACGATCAGGCCCTCACGCTTCGCCCGCTCAGCATACTGGCGGTGCAGGGCGTTGTTGCGCTCGTCGCCGACCGGGTAGTAAGGCTCGTTTGTGCCATCGTAAGCGGCCGGATATTCATGCGTCACCCAGGTGTGGCCGAGCTTCGGCGTGCGCCACAGGTAGCGCCATTCGGTGGTGCGCGTAAACGGCACGCATTTTTCGGTGTAGTTCATCACCGCGCAGCCTTGCCAGTCATCGACTTCGTAGCGCGTGTGTTGGAAGCGCAGCGAGCGGTACTCCAGCCGGCCGCAGTCGTACCCGTACAGTGCATCCAGCGGCCCGGTGTAGATCGTGCGCTGCGCTCTTTTATCCCAATACTCGCGGTCAGCCAGGTAATCGGCGCACAGTTCCACGTCCACGCCGTCGAGCATCCGGGCAATCATCCGAGAGTAACCGTCCACCGGCAAGCCCTGGTACTTATCGTCAAAGTAGCGGTCATCCCAGGTATTGCGGATCGGGATGCGCTTGATGACGCTCGCCGGCACATCTTCGAGCGGCCGGCCCCACTGTTTCTCGGTGTAGCCGCGGAAGAAACGCTCGCGAATGATGCAGTCCGCTTCCGGACCGGCGTCGATGCCTAGCTGTTGTAATGTCATCAGGTTCGGCGGAAACGAGTAGACGACGCCCCGGTAGACGGCCTTCACCCGGTGCTCGTACTGCTGCCACTCGCTGAAGCGGTTGACGTAATCCCAAATGCGGCGCGAATTAGTGTGGAAGATGTGCCCGCCGTAGAGCGATATGCGGATACCATCGCGGACTTCGTCGGCGCAGTTGCCCGCTACCCGGTCACGCTTTTCGACGACTAGCACCCGCTTGCCGGCGTCTGTCAGCTCACGCGCACAGACGGAGCCGAACAAACCTGCGCCCACGATCAGGTAATCATAGATCACTTGCGCACTCTCCGAGTGTCACGTTAGCCATGCCCACCGCACTTATCAACGTAATCCCAAATATCAGATACTTTCATGGCTAAAGTTTATGCCTTAGCGCCACAACGTCATTACCCGAATAAAGTAAGCCGTCGGCATACAGGCAGCCCGGCGGCAGGCCGTAATGCCCGTTCGCGTGGAACGAGTATGGCGTCACCTGTACGGCAATGCCGAGGTGCGCAATCGTCCAGCAAATCAACCACTGCTGTCTTGCCATGTGTCCGAACGCTTCGCTTACCACGTCCCAGTGCCGCATGTACTCGTCATAAATGCGCTGGTACGTTGAGCGGCGAGCAACCATGACGCCGGTGTTGAAGCAAGGCGTGTGTTCGATGTCCCCGAAGCGGCGGGCGATTGCGTCCAGCGGGAAGCGGGGGAACAGCCTTGCGGCCTCCACCGCTAATGTCTCATCAGGCCCGCTGTTGTACCCAACCGCAATCGTGTTGTCGGGTAGGCTTGCTATCCAATCGAGTTCACCCGGCGTGAACGGGCGTTGCAAGATGATGTCACCGTCGGTGAAAATCACCACGTCGTCAGGCTCGCCCGGCACCGCTTTGAGCCATGACCCGTGCTGTGCGCATTGTGTTTCGGCTGGCGCTCCGGCGTTTTCTGCGTGGCTGAGCGGTACAGCGTTAATGCCCGGCAGGTCCGGATCGAACGGGAAGTCGCCCACACAAACGAGCGTCGCCGGAAGCTGTGAGTGCTTGCTCAGGCTGGCAAGGTAGGGCCGTATGCGGGGTATGTAGCCCGCGTTGGACCCGGTCACGATGCGCATGTCAGCATCTCCAAAAATATTCGCTCGTTGGCGGCTGAGTGGTCGTAGGCTCCCGGCGTCTGGCGTGACGTGTAATTGCTGAAATGCCACACGGGCCAATTGGTTTGCTTGAGCTTTATACCCGCCCGCTGTGCTTGCAGGCACAGGATGTTATCTTCCCAGTACATCCCCGGCAGGTCAGCCGGCCAGCCGCCGAGCTGCTCCCACACTTCGCGCCGCCCGGCAATGCAATAGCCTTCGATGTAAGCGATACCGTGGCGGTACTGCAATGACGGTCCGGCAAGCACCCCCGCTTCAGTGTCGCGCTCAACCTGTTCCAGCCATGCAGGTGCCGGGGCTTCGATGTCGTTGTTCAAGAACACAACAATGTCGCCGGTAGCCACCTGTAATCCCTGGTTGTTGGCGGCGGCAAAGCCGCGGTTATCTTCATTGCGAACGAGCACGCCGCCCAATCTGCGCACCATGCCGGCGAGCATTGCGGCGTGCGCCGGCTCGCTGCCGTTGTCAACGATGATGACTTCAGCGCCCTTCACACTCGGCTCGTAGGTACGGCAGAGTTGCGAGTTGTTCAGCCAGGGCGTGATGATGCTAATCGTCATGCCGGCTCATCCTTGCTCTCATACTGCTGGCAAGCACCGCAGTCGTTTATGTAAATGCGCTTGAGTGTGCAGTCGCCGTGGCTGCCGAAGCGATCGCAGTTCACCATGTGATGCTTGCAGGTCAATGCCTGACAGTGGATCATGCGGGTTGCCTTGAAAATCTCGTATGCGTCATCGTCAAGTTTGATGCTGATAGTGGCACTAGCCATTTGGCACCTTCCACGCGTTCACCCGCTCGCTGATGTCTGCGAGTACGGGCCGCCAGTATTTCTCGGTCACTTTGTCTGCGTCGTAGGCGAGCGCGCCTTTGCGTGCCCGGTCGCGGTATTCCTGGTTACCGCGCATACGGTAAGCCGCTTCGAGCCGCTCGTACACCGCTTCGGGGCGGGCGTACCACTGGAACGTGCGCCATTGGGTGAAGGTCTGCGTCGCTTCCGATTTGGGTATCTTCCAGCCGCTGAAGCACAGCTCGCTCATTGCCGTCCAGTCGCCCACGATCACCGGGCATCCGGCGGCCTGCGCTTCCACGATCGGGATGCCGAACCCTTCACCCGCCGATACGAGCATGTGCACGTCCATGCCGTTGTAGGCCGCGTTCATGTATGCGTCGCTGAAGCCCACGCTGGCATAAATGTGCTGGTCACAGAACACGACGGCGACCTCGTCGGGGATGGGTGCGCCGCTGGCGTAGCCGTATGTCAGCCCGTAGGCATCCAGCACTCCGGTAAGGTCGGTAACGTCCCCGCCGTGGCTACCGTCATCGGTGTGCAAGTAGAGCAGGGCGTCCGGGTGGTGCTTGTGAAACGCGGCGAACGCAATGATCTGCTCGACAAACGCCTTGCGCGGTGGAAAGCCTTTGTTGGCTGCCACCATGCCGACAATGAAGCGGTCGGCGGGCCAGTTGAGCATCTGGCGTGACTTCACGCGGTCAACGGGCTTGAAAACCTTCGTATCGACACCGTGCGGGACATAGTAGGCGTCCAGGCCCACCTTCTCCAGTTCAGCGAGTGCAAATTTGCTGAACACGATGCGCTTATACGCCTGCTTGACAGCTTGAAGATCCAGCGGTTTGATCGGCTCGCAGTCAATCGGGAACCACGGTATCCACTTCACCGGCGACCCCTGGAACCGCTCAGGCTGGATAACGAGCGCGTCAACGAGCGAGATCAGCACGTCGGCCCGCTGGCTCACGGCGTTGGCAACCATCACGTCCTGACCCCACGGATGCCGGCCGCCAGGCATGACGTAAATGCCGTCGTGGACGATGGCCCCACCCTGCAATCCGTAGAACGCTGTCATAGATACGGAGTATCCGAGTTTAGCGATGCGGGGGACGAACAGCTTCGACTGGTTGCCGTACCCGGTACAGACGTGCATAGCGTTCGAGAACCAGTGCAAATTGATTGGTAAGGTGCTTTCTGTTTTGTCAGTCATGCGTGCCTGCCTTTCGCATATCCTCCAAGGACCGCCGGGCAGGCTGGGAGGCGCAGCTTTTCGGGTGCTACCCTATCCCGGCGGTTGTATCAGGGTTGGTTAGGCCGGCAAGATGCTGGTGCCGATCATCTTCACGCCGTAGGTCGGGCGCCATACGCCGTATCCATACACCATCGTGGCATTGAGCTCCCACCCGCCGCCGCCGCGGCTTGCGTCGCGCTGCGGCTCAATGCGGAACGGGCGCCGGTTGTCGAACGCTATTGCGTCCTGGGCGAACATGCCCGCCACGGCTGCGGTGCCGGATGCGATGTTGGCATCCACGTAGATATCCACGCCGTAGGCATTGCCAACGAACCAGCGGTTTGCCAGTTCGTTCTGCAGCGCCGGGGCGTTGGTCACGCTCAGCCCGGCTGCGATGGTGTTAGCGAGGTAGTACCACTGCTCCGGCCGAAGAACGCAACGATAAGGCTGCGGAGCGAAGGCGGAGCGCAGGTAGGTAAGGGCCTGGAAGAAGTGCGCCCAGGTCAGCGTCCCGCCAGGGGTGCCGACGGTCCCGCCCGTGAAGTTTCCGAACACGGCGGTGCCGCACAGGTTGGTGTCGACGTGGACGGCCAGGAGCTGCCCCAAGTCGTTGGCGGCGTCGCGCATTACGTTGTTGTAGTCGGACGCAATGCGCAGGTCGGTGATGAAATACTGCGTGCCGTACTGTGCGATGGTGATCGTGCCGCCGGCTACAGGGGTGAAGGTTTGCGCGCTCATGTCGGTGGTCTCTGCAATGGTTGCCACAGTGCCACCGGTGTAGTCGGTGCGGACGCGGGAAGCGATTCCGTCACCGGAGAATCTTTTCACAAGGCCAACCATCACGGACTGCTCGCGTGCGGTCAGCAGGGCGCCCTCGTAGATATTGTTGATGAGGGCAACAATGTCAGCGGCTGTTGACTCGTTAGCCATTTCTTACTCCTTAGGGTTGAAAATCACGCCCCCGCCGCGCGCCCTGATGTAGTCCGGATCAAACGGATTTGCAGGTGCGCCGAAGATCCGTTCCTTTTTCTGCGCGTCCGTTTCGATTGGCCGGGCGTTGCCGCCTGGATTGGTCGGGGACACGCGCGGCGCGGCCGGCTTGTCAGGGGCAGGTTTCGGCAGTGCTTCCAGGATGGCCTTGGCGTCGGCTTCCATCTCCTCCTCATCGTTGCCGACAATGCGAGACGCAAGGACGGCCGGCAGGCCAACCTTTTCGGCGATCTGCCGCTTGATGTCATTGATGCGGCGCTGTTCGAGCTCCGCGGCGATGCGATCCCGCTCGGCCTGTGCTTCCTTGAGCTGTGCCTGCAGCTTCTCAAGCTCGGTCATCTCGGCCTGCTTGCGTTCTGCTTCGGCCTTCTCGTAGGCTTCCAGTTTCTTCCGGCGTTCTGCGGCTTCGCGGTTGGCTTCTTTAAGCGCCTTCTGCAGCTTCTCGAACTCTTCGCGGCTGATCGTCTCGACCTGCTGCGCGTCGTTCTGAGTGTTTTCGGCTGGCGTCTCGCCTGCCGGGTTCGTGGTCGTCTCGACCTGTTCTTCGTCTGCCATCTCGGCTACCCTCCAGTAAATTGCGATTAAATGAAAGCGGCGCTCTGGTTAGAGCACCGCTGAAAAACCGGTGGTGCAAAAAATAGAGCGCCGCTGAGATAAACTCAGTAGCTAATTATTCAGTTGTTGACTGCATTATACCACGCTTCGTGATAACTTAATTCGATATGTTATCAGAAGCAATGCGATTGTAAATCTCCCACAGCACCGCGAGGATTGCCAGCAGCGCAATGAAGATGCCGGCAACTAAGCTCACGAACACCGCCAGAAGGACGGCGGCGAACACAAGGATTACAACGAGCGCCTGTAGGGTCTTTGATGCGCCAGTAGGAGCAGCTTGCGGCTCTGTGTCGCTGTTAACTTTGGACGGGTCGGGGTTCAGGAAAGCGGTAGGCATGATATAATCATTGCAGACTAACGACAGCAAAAAATTCTGGAGGCCATCATGCCCGGTTTCCTGAACCCAGA